ATACAGTTGGTTTTGGAACAACCAACGGTATTCTACTTGACAGAGGATGGATGGGAACTGGCATCACTACGCACCCTGCTGGTATTGCTGTTACTGTGGTTGATGGTGCTTATAATATTGTTGGTAATACTATCAACTTCTACACCGCACCTCTTGGACCTACTCCCATTGGTTCCACCACAAACCCACCTGACGAAAGAGACTTTACTGGAATAACCACATTCTCCAAGTTCCAGGGCAGATCTTTCATGAGATCTGGAAACATTGATAGCGCAGATGATGCTTATAAGACCAACCACGTCTTTGACAGTGTTGCTGACCAGTTCAATGCTACAACTAAGACTTTCACATTGAAGTCTGAAGAGCAAAATGTCACTGGTTTCTCAACCAATAACGCTGCTATTCTTATCAACGGTATATTCCAAGGACCCACAGGTTCTCTGAGTGTAGACCAAGACTACAGTCTGTCTGAGGGTTCTGGCATCAGCAGCATCACATTTACTGGAACTGCTACGTCTATTGCTTACGACGCGAACAACGCGACCATTCCTGTTGGCGGATACATCGTTTCTGTTGGTTCTACCGCAGGTCTTGGATATCAACCTCTGGTTGCAGCAGGTGGCACTGCGGTTGTTTCTACCGCTGGAACCATCACATCTATCGCTATTGGTAGAACTGGTTCTGGTTACAGAGCAAACCAGGTTGTTAATGTCGGCGTTACTACTGTAAACACTGGAACACCTGCTATTGAGTTTATCGGAACTGCCGCTATTAGCAACGGTCACATCGTAAGTATCGCAGTCACCAACCCTGGTTCTGGATATGTTCAAGGTTCTGAACCCATCGTCATTTTTGATGCACCTCTGTCCTACTCCAACATTCCTCTGGTTTACAGCGACACCTCTGCTGGTCTTGGAACTCAAGCAACTATCGATATTGTAGTTGGACAAGGTTCTAGTATCATTGACTTTGAGATCAAGAACTTTGGTTATGGATATGGTCAAGGTCAAGTCTTAACTGTTGCTACAGGTGGTGCCTCTGGTATTCCTACTGACACCAACTTCACATTTGAAGAGTTCCAAATCACGGTTGATAGAATTGACTCTGACAAGTTCTCTGGATGGCACTTCGGTGAGTTGGAAGTTCTTGATAAGTTTGAGAACGAGTTTGACGGAGTTAAGAGACAGTTCACCATCAAGAGAAATGGTTCTCCTGTAACTATCAGAGCAGCAGCTGGTTCTAACATCGATGTCAAGGCAACCATCTTGGTATTCATTAACGATATCTTACAGGTGCCTGGTGAAGCATATACCTTTGATGGTGGTAGCGTTATTTCCTTCGCGGAGGCACCTAATGGTCCTAACGCAAACGGAACATTCACTGGTGACAAGTGTAAGGTTCTCTTCTACAAGGGTTCTGGCGATGTTGATGTTACATTCCGCGATGTCTTAGAGACAGTCAAGGATGGCGATATGCTGAGCATCAGAGGAGACCAAGAGTTGGTTCCTGGTTCTATTGACCAAGACGAAAGACTTGTTACTGAGATATTCTCTTCTGACACTGTAGTAACTAACCCATATTCTGGTAGAGGAATTGATCCAAACCCCGATCACGCAAGAACAGTCACCTGGTGTAAGCAAACTGTTGATAAAGTTGTCAACGGTAAGATCATCAGTAAGAAGAGAGTTCTTAATGAGGCACTCATCAACCCCAGAACAAATATCATTCAGTCTGTTGGTGTTGGTTCTACTCAACTCTTTGTTGAAAGTGTCATTCCTTTCTTCAACCCCGATGATGAAAACCAAACCACTAGAAAAGTTCAGACTGTAAGTATTGTATCTCAGGATAATTTGGTTGGTGCTTCTGCTACTGCTGTTGTTTCCGTTGGAAACACAGTTGAGTCTATCACTATCGGTGCTGGCGGAACAGGTTATACATCTGCCCCAACAGTCACTATTGAGACACCTGTTGGTCTTGGAACAACCGCTCGCGCAACCGCTACAGCAACCCTGACAGGCGATACAGTATCTTCTATTACAGTTTCCACACCTGGTGTTGGTTACACCAGAACATCCGTCCCACAGGTCCTTATAGAGGCACCTAGCGTGACAAGAGAGACTAATAATACAGCACTCTACGCGGGTGACTTTGGTGACATTGTTGGTCTCACTTCCACATCTGTTGGTGTCGCATCTACTGGTTTCGTGATGCAGTTCTTCATCCCTGTTGACTCTTTCCTCAGAGATACAAAGGTTGTTGGTGCTGCCGTGACTTTGAGCGACATCGCTGTTGGCGACTACTTCACAGTAAGAAATAGCAACGTTGGTAGTGGAGTCACTTCACTTTATCAGACAGGTGGAGCATTGGGTGTCACGACTCAGTTCCTGGATGCTGTTTATGAAGTCGCTGCTGTGTCCGTAGCACAAACTGCTGTCGCGGGCGTTGGTATTACATACGTTAAGAACGTCACTGTAAGCGTCGAAGACCTTGGTGATATTAGCGGCATCGGACTTACTGAGTTCTACGGTGAGTTCTCTTGGGGTAAGATTAACCTTGGTTCAAGATCGAGTGCAGTGGCATTCAATGCTTACACACTGAAAGGTACAACTGGCATCACAACAGGTGCAGTTGTCAACCGCCTTGAACCCCTCAAGTTCATTGGATACTCTACAACATAACCTATAAATAAGTAAAAAAACTAGGCTCAAATGGCTGCGATTATAACTGAACAACTTCGTATTTTAAATGCAAAGGATTTTGTTGCTAGTGTTGCATCCACTAGCAACTCTTTCTACTCGTTCGTTGGTTTGCCTAACCCAACGGATGTAGTTGCAGGTTGGGATAGTGATCCACCGGATCCTAGAGATAATTTTAATGAAGAGAATGATTATTGGGATACAATGATCGCTCTCAAGAAAATTGATACTGATGACGTAAAGCAAGTCATCAGAAAAGTGACCTGGGCATCAGGCACCACTTATGATATGTACAGAAACAATGTTAGAGCAGAGGATCCTTCTAAACCCTCTAACGCTGTTTCTCTTTACGATGCAAACTATTATGTAATGAACTCTGACTACAGAGTTTATATTTGTCTTCAGAATGGTTCCAACCCAGAGAACCCAAGTGGTAGAGCATCTCTTGATGAACCCACATTCACTGACTTAGAACCTAAAGAAGCAGGAACAAGTGGTGATGGATATATTTGGAAGTATCTTTATACTATCGCACCTGGAGATATTGTAAAGTTTGACGCTACAAACTTTATGCCTGTTCCTAAGGACTGGACAAGTACAACAAACGCAAATATCTCTGCCGTCAGAGGTAATGCCGCAACCAGTGGTCAACTTAAGATTGTAAAGGTTACAAACAGAGGAGTTGGTTTAGGAACTGCAAATAGAACTTATACTAGAGTTCCCATTCAAGGTGATGGAAGCGGAGCGGAGTGTACTATCTCTATCAACAACAATTCTAAAGTTGAGTCCGTAACTATTTCTAAGGGTGGTTCTGGATATACGTTTGGAACTGTTGATCTAGTTGCCGGAAGTGTTCCTACAGGAACCACTTCACCTGTTTTTGATGTCATCATTCCTCCTCAAGGTGGACATGGTGCTGACATCTATAGAGAGTTGGGAGCAAGAAATGCTCTTATCTATTCTAGAATTGAAAATGACTCTGAAAACCCAGACTTCATCACAGGCAATGAGATTGCAAGAGTTGGTTTGGTTCAGAACCCCAAGGCGTACAATACCACCACAAACTTAGAGACTGATAAGGCAGCAGCAACTTATGCTCTGAAACTGACTGGAGCAGGTTATAGTTCTGCTACATTTACTGCTGACGCATTTATTACACAAACTATTGGTGTCGGTTCTACTGCTGTTGGTAGAGTTGTTTCTTATGATGAAGTTACTGGTGTTCTTAAGTATTGGCAAGACAGAAACGTCGCTGGTTTCAATACTGACAGAACCAAAAATACTTCACCAGAATATGGGTTCAAACTGAACCGTTTTACCACTGACATTAAGACAGGTGGTTCATTTAATATTGTTGGTGGTTCCGCGACTTTAGCGATCCAAACTTCATTTACGGGTATTTCTACCGAAATAAATAGTCGTACTTATTACCTGGGGCAGTCCTTCTCGGAGGGGGTCGCCCAACCTGAAGTTGAAAAATATACGGGTAATATCATTTACGTAGATAATAGACCGTCTATCACTCGTTCGTCAAGTCAAAAAGAAGATATCAAAATTATCTTGCAGTTCTAAGGAATTATGTCACAGG